GCACAGGCCGTTGTATCAACACAAATCCAGCAAGATAATTCTCAAAATAATACAAATGCGTTTGCGTTATCAGGCGGAAGTGCACTCGATGATCAACAATCTCTTAGAAATGGTATGCTTCCACAATAAAAAAAGAGCCCCCGAAGGGGCTCTCTTATTTAGTCTTCTGCAGCTAACTTAGCAAAATAACTCATTGTATCATCCTCATCCATTGAGGACTCAGCGGTTGGTACAGGATCTGGTGCTGCCTGAACCGGTTGAGCAGCTTCTTGCTGAGCTCGACGTGCACTAAAATCAGGAATCTCATCATCTAGTTCCACTTCTTGCTTTACTGTACGAGGCGCTGGTTCACCAAGGACATTTGCAAGCTTAGCCTTTAGTTCATCATAGCTCTTGTATTGAGCAGGATCACTAAATTCATTGATCGGATGCATTTGATCATACACCTTTTCAAGCTTAGACTCATCTCCATCATATAGAGAAGAAGGTGACCGGAACTCAGCCTTATCGTAATTACGATAACCTTCTACTTGGCGGATCTTTAATACAAAATCTGCACCTTCCCAAAAATCAAATGGATTGACAGGCTTCTCATCAGGAAATTGTGGCTGCATAACATCCATAATTTTATCAAAGATTTTCTTGCCAAACTGATACATAAAGACTTTGCCTTCTGTCTCAGGATTTGATGGATCTGATACTACTAAAGCATTAACTACGTAATGTAAACGGCGTTTACGCTCACGAGCAATCTCTTTATCTGACTCAATACCAGAATTCCAAAGACGACCGTTCATTTCTGATACGGGATCTTGTTGACCAATAGATGACAATGATTTCTCAATGTACCATTGGCCTGTTGGCCCTTTAAAACCATGGTCCCAATACCGAACCCATGGAATATCTTGACCTTCTTGTTGGGGAAGGAAACGAAGCACGGCATATCCATTGCCTGCTTTATCGACTGTAGGTTTCCACATACGTGGATCTCCACCTTGTCGTTGTTTGGCACCACCGCCGGTATCTTGCGCGGCTTGAACCAATTTAGTAAAATCTGTACGATTACGTTTTAGATTTGCGAATGACATTGTATTTTTCTCCGTATTGCAATGTGTGACTGTAATATTCTATCATATATTAGTCGATAGGTAAACTGTTTTGTTTAGGCAAAAAATTTAAATTCATAGCTTCTGCCTCCAACTTTGTTTTAATAATTGGAGAAATAAACTTACGTATCTCCTCCAATTCTACATTATGTATATCACTTAAATGAATGATTGCATCCATGTAAGATGATTTATGAGACCTCACGGTCTTCTCAATTAATTTAGCGAACTCGCTTTTTGTTAGAAATTGTTTTTCTGGCTCGATCGTAATCCTCCTTCGCCTCTTCATTAGTAACTTCTCTCCCAATGTCAGGATAATAAACACCTGGAGAACGCTTAGGTGTGCCATCTGCATGATATGCCATGACTACACAAGTGTATTTTGAACGACTCTGACGCTCGGCGCCATAACGCACATCACGATATACACCATCCTGCAAGTACTTTTGCAGGTTTAGAATATAAGTTTCTGTATCGTAAAATAGTTTACGTGGTCCCGGCTCCTTGCCATCTTTTGCACTACGTAAGCCACTTAGAAGTAGCTTCTGATCTTTGATCCATGCTTTAACTTTATCAGGATGCAACGGATGATCATCAGGCATGTTCCGAAGTGATTCGTGTATTGACAGATTTTTAGCAGGTCCACGTGCTGCACGGGCTTTCGCCATGCGTTCTACCAAAGCGGCTTTTTGCTCTTCAGTAAATTCACGCTTCTTACGTGCCTTTTTAAGTGGTTTGATTTTAGAAGCTTTAGATATTTCTTCACGCATTTGATTACGTTTACTAGCCATGATTCCTCCAACATAATATAATACTATTCTATCACAGTTTTAAGGTAATGTACACCTTTTTGTTTGCAATAAAATCAATCACTTACAATTTTTTTTATTTTTCGTCGATTTCTAAAAGCTCGATCTCACCATTTTTATCTTTTTTCCAACGGATTAAATTTAAATCCATTAAAGATTGTATAGTAGTTTCGATGATTTCTTCACGTTCATTTTGGCTGTATGTTTTGCCAATCATGAAAGCACATACGCTGAGCGAAACCACGAATGGCCAAAAAATATACGGATCTGGCATCTAATTCCCCATCTAAAATGCTATTTATACGCAAGTAAAAGAAATAATACTGTCTAGACGAAATGAACGCCATTCTTGTATCTTTGTATCGATTACACGAATAGCTTGTTCACTATACATTTTATTTTCTTTATTAGAATTTTCATCAAGAGACCATTCAGGCATCATATCTTTTTGAAGTGTGCACTTCATATCACGCTCAGAACCATCAGCCTTTTTAAAAATTACACGGCATTCACTAGAACGTAATTGCTCTAGTACATATTCACGAGTTAAACTTTCAGTCATTATAATTAGCCTTTACTTTATATGTTAAATCAGGATTTAAATTTTGATTACCTTTTAATTCTTTCACGCCAAGTGTGTGCATAAAAGTAGGATCAGCCATTAGTATGTCAATGACCTTTTCCCAATCTTGAATTTTACCTTCTAGATATTGAACTCTACGGTCAAGATGCGCAACTTGATAATCTGACATATTATCTCCTCATTGAGGCAGCATCAATAGCTGCTTGTTTATTATCTTTACGAACAGGCATTAAATTAGATTTATGTGTGACTACAATGCCAGCAATCTCGTTGCCTGTGTAACGCTTACGTTCTTTTGCTGTACCATTGCCAGCTACTTGATCACTAGTCATACTAGGACCGCAATTTAAGTTAGGTAAGTCATAACGATAATCAGTGTCACCGCTAGACTTACCTATACCAAGCTTTTCTAAAAACTTGTTATGTTCGGCTTCCGCCTTCAATAATTTATTCGATTTTCGTTTCGCCTTACGGCGTTTCCCTACACCATGGACTTGAACTCCTCTAATCATATGCATACTCAATCTGTATACCTCCTATCAACTGCAGATGCATCCCATACATACTTGTACATTTTGGGATCACCTATTATAACAACATCACTATCACCAACTTCACTATAGACACGAGCGTCCATATATTTGTGATAGTAAGCAGGACCACCGAATACCCTGCGAGCTGCCTCATAACGAGCCTCGCTCATACCAACATAGTGTATAGTTCTCATAATAAACTCCTTTCCTCAACGCCCCCAGTATCTCCAGTCTCGTTGCACGGCCTTATTGACATTGCCGCTCTAATTTGACTGAAACTAGCATCTCACGTTTTCACGACACTGATATTTCACAGGCTAATTATTCTCGCGAGATGTTGCTTTTAGATGGCCTGTCCTCTGCACAGACGTTGAGGAAAAGAGTCTTTAGACTCAATCCCAATCGTTATCGAATTTTGTTGTATAGTGAAGTGTTTCACCATAATATTCTTGAGCGTATTTAGAAGCATCTGTCCACTGATAGATATTTGACTCTGTAGGAATATCAATATCTTTTTTCTTGTTTTTACGTGTAACAGGCTTTGCCTTAGAAATAACAGAAGCTGATGTTTTGCGAACTTTAGCCATTTTTTTCTTACGCTCGGCGATTTCTTTGATAAGAGCCAAACGGTCCGCTTTTTGTGATGCTGTCATAGTCATAATATAATCTCCTCATTTGATGTAACCATACTACCATATTACGAATGGAATGTACACAGTTAATTTCGTTTTTTCGCATTTTTGTTTGCAATGAAATCAATAACTTAGAATTTTTTAAAAATTTAATTTGAATATGATTTTTTAAAAATAGCAGAAGTTTTAGATTGTGATTGAAGATAATATTGTTTTTTAAAAGGATTGATATTATTATTTTTAGTAGGACAAATTGTAATTTTATTATTTTTAAGATATTTTTCGATTATTTTTTGATTTTGATTTTGAAGTTTTTGACGAGAATTAGAATTAAGAGACATGTTTTTTTCCTTAGTTAACATATATCTTTCTAACATATTTTAAACTAAATGTACACCTTTTTGTTTTCAATGAAATCAATCACTTAGAATTTTTTTCAAAAACGTATGCACCCTCCGACAATTTAAACGATTTCATAAGCTTTAAATACATTTCAGGAGTCAACGTTATGACTTCAAATGCACCATACTTTTCATTCCACTGCCTAATATGACAGTAGTCTTCATAAAGAAGAGCTGAAACATCCTCCAGCTCTCCACTATCATCCATTACAGTAATGTATGTTTCGTCCATATCAAATTCAACTGTTATCATACTGATTTTTTTCTCATTCGCCGGAGTTTACCAAACAACCTTAAAGTTCGATCTTCTATCATATTTTTACGAGCTCGACGTCTGATTCGAGCATATATTGATTTAGAAATTCTATCTGCTTTTCGTTTGTCTTTAGTCATGCTACCTCCTTGAACCATTCCGGTACGTTGCGTTTAGACCAAACCATTTTGAAACGATCTTGTTTGGTCTGATAGTATTCTCTGTATGACCGAACAGGATCATCAGGATGCATACATTGCGGCTCATGCTGCATGGCCAACTTAAATTTTGTATACAAATTAGTCCATGGTATATGTGAAGGCGGTCTTTGGAGAATTCCTTGTAATTTGGTTTGAGTTGAATGCACTTTACCATAGCGATACTGATATTCTTCGCATAGGGCAATAAAGTGTTTGTAGTGCCATTCATAATTGGCATTTGATTCCATAGTCCATAGCGTACAAGGATGACTATGGTGTACTGCTTTATACAGCAATTCTTCTTTTTCAGGAATATTATGATACCAGTAATTAAGCATTCGCTTGCCAGATTTACTAAGTCTTTTTTCGCAAAATCCGTCTAGCATCCGATGTGCAGTAGATAGCATCTGAGCTGACTCTACAATCATCTTGACTACATGTTTATCACATTGTAGCTGTGCCGCGATTACTGGGTGTTTGTCTAATATAAAAATATTCATGATAACTCCTTTATAGGGATTATTATATCACGTATTCTTTTTATTGTACATAACAAAATGGCGCTCACACGCAAGCTTTGTTTGTTTTTCGTTCCAATCAAACTTTTTTGATATTGCTTTCAAGAGATCCTTTTTCGAAGTATCTGATCCATTCCATGCTGATATCATGTTCCATATTATCTTGTCTATTTCTATCCAATTCATTTTCACGTTCCTCTCGTAACATTCTTAAAATATAATTATGATAACGTTCTTGCATTCTAATATCTCCTGAATAATTATTTATAAATAAATCATACCACATATTAAAGGAGGGTATTATGGATATGATCAAAACTTGGGTCATGGCCCGTATGAAAGAAAGAACATCTTTAGACGGAGCTTTAATGGCTGCACTAGGTTTACTTGTTGCACTCGGCGGTCCTATGACTGACATCGCCGCGTGGGTTGCTGTAGCTTATGGTGCGTGGACACTTTGGAAAGCCGAGTAAATGGCTGATGATATGAAAAATATTAATCCTGATGATTTGACACCTGAAGGCAAAATGGAATTGCAATTGAGGGTTCTTGGTAACGAAATGATAGGCATCAAAATGATTGTCGATGATATGAAAATGAAATGGGTCTTTATTGGCTTATTAGCAATTTTAGTAATGACTTGGGCAGCTGCCGAATTTTCTAATGATATCATGGGAAATTGGGGTGCATCTGATGAGACTTATATTATAGAAGAGTCATAAGAAATGGCTGAAAAAAACGCATTCGGAGTGGAGATGAAAACCATGGCAGATAAAAAAGAAGAGAACACAAAGGTTCTCCAAGAAGGATCACTATACGCGTATTTAGATGCTGATGGTGATGGTATTATTACTGATGAAGAAATGGCACGAGCAAAAGAAATTGCTGAGTTTGACCATAAACGTAAAATGCAAGACAATGAAGACGCTAAAGAAGACCAGATTAGATCTATGGCCTGGTTTGCACTTTGGGGCATGCTTCTTTATCCTGTGCTCATCTTAATTACTAGCGTTTTAAATGTACCAGAAGCAGCTGAACTTATTGGAAATATTGCACCTACATATTTTGTAGCAATTGCTGGTCTAGTAGCGGCATTCTTTGGTGCTCAGGCTTATTCAAAAGGTAAAACTTCTGACAAAAAATAACTATCCGTTATAAATTGCCTGAAGGTGATCTTCAAATTCTTCAACTTTGGCCAGCCTGTTTGGCCAAAGTATATAGTCCTTTTCAGGATTTTTCTTAAGATTATTTAGTAGAGGTACTACAGCATTATAAAGGCTGTCAAGTTTATCTTGAGTAGTACTCGCTTTTGTTTCTACTTCCTTTGCTGTTGCTCCAAGAGCCTGAACTGCTTCGAGCTCAGATTCGTCTACAGCCGTAAAGCCAAAATCAAATATGTCTGACATAGTTACCTCTATCCGTGTTCATAAATTGCCTTAGATCTTGGAACACTCTTTTTTAATTCTTGTTGGCGTTTCCAATAAGCATTTCTTTCATTAGTACTGGCGCTACGAGCCTCATGCTCTTTATATTTTTTAATATAATGTGCTAGCTCAACACTATTCATTTTCTTTTATTCATTTTTTCAGTAGCCGCTTGAACAACAGACGGATCAATAACACCTTCCTGCATCAATCGCTGGCGATTTGCTAAATGCGCTAATTCTACATCAGCTTTATTTTGTCCATAATATGGAACTGCATGGCCCTCAGCCATAAGAATTTCAGTTACTCTTTTTTTCATATAGTTGTTATTTTCGTCTTTACACTCAACTATAAAATCGCCTAAGATACGACCGAATTTGCCTTTCATATCTTCACCGCTTTTATTGACTTCAGTCTTTAATGTTACATCGCCTTTAAGTAATTCTTTTAGTCTAGCCTTTGCAGCTTCGCCAAAAATATCTTCTACCTTATCAGATGTTCTAGACTCTGGTGTATCAATTCCCATTACACGGACGCGTTCGTCAGTCAATACAACTCCGAATCCTAAATCGATGTCGACATCAACTGTATCGCCATCTACGACTTTTAATATTTTGCATCTATATTCGTACATAGTTAACCTATTTTCTTGTTATAGTTAACTATATTTATAATTATTGAGTTGGTTTTTCTTTTAATAACTTCACTTCATCCTCAAGTGCTTTTAATCTGCGCTCATGACGTTCATCATGTACTTCAGATCTAGCACTGAAAGCCGAATGCTTAGCTGCTAAAGAAATAAAATTATCCGATTGCTTTTTAGTTAATTCCTCTAAATTAACTTCCATCTGAACCATTTGAATCTGAAGATCAGTTAAATCGGTTTTAATTTCTTTAACCTCTGAACTTATTCCCATACTTACTAATAATAAGAATACTGCTATTTCCATTTAATTCTCCTTTATTTTCGAGGGAGAGCCTTTCTGCAGTGGCTCTCCCCTTATCTGCATTTACGTATGCAGCAACCGACTGGGTTTCCATTCGGTACCAGTGCCTATACCGACCTAGGTTAGAGGGCCACTTCCTTACCTAGGCTTTTGTTGGGTACATTTGCAACATTGCAGGCTTTCCCCATGCGCCTATCTGGCCGTAACCAGAATTCTATTTTGGTCAGGGTAGTTGGACTTGAACCAACGACCTCTGCATTCCAAGTGCAGCACTCTACCATGCTGAGCTATACCCTGTATTGGCGAACACGGAAGGACTCGAACCCTCGACCTAGTGCTTAGAAGGCACTTGCTCTAATCCAGCTGAGCTACGTGTCCAGTAATTCTACTGGTCCGGAGCTGTATGATGAAAACAAACTTCACCATTTCCGTCTTTAATAGAAACATGATTAGGCAAAGGTTCTCTACAACCTTCATCGATCAGTTCCCAGGTATAACCATTTTCATGATTCTTATTTGCCACTTCAAAAAATTCTTTATTATCTTGCATAAAGAATATTAAAATTAAAAATTCCATTATTATCTCCTATACACCAAAGCTTTCACCACAGCCGCAATTAGCTGTAGCATTAGGATTGACCACTTTTAGAAATGATCCGCCTAGTTCTTTTACATAATCTATAGTACATCCAAACACAAACATTTCCGCCATTGGATCTAACCATAAATTTTCAATAGTAGGATCATTATTAGTTACGCCCCACTCATACTGAAACCCAGCGCATCCACCGCCTTTGACGGCAAGTGATACATTGGGCGCGCCCACTTCTTTCAGATACTGTCTAGCAGCCTCTGTGACTTCAATCAAGACGTGCCACCGTCTTTGATATCAGGCTCATTCATAGAATGACCTAGCAGTTCCGTTAGACTATCTGATTCAAAATGTATGTTTAACATTTCAATACGATCAGCTGCAGCAGCCATTTTATCAAGTTCTTCTTGAATAGCTTCTACAATATCGCTGTGTTCACCAATACCAACACTCTGATGCATATACACCAAGATGTTTGTTTTAGCACGTTCTAGCTCGCCTTCAGCATGCATACGTGCTGCTTTGACTAATTGTTCTCTCATTTTTCTTCCTTATTTATGGAATTGTAGGACATAACGTTTTCCATCAAGATAGAAACGAATTGTCGAATGGCTATAAACATCTACTCTTTTATTTTCAAACATTTTTCGCTTGTTGCATTGTCTTTCTATTTGATATCCTACAATAACGCTTTTTGACTTATTAGCATTATCATTAGCAATTAAACCGCCAATGACAGCACCCGCAGCTGCACCACTATCTTTGCCAGATGCAGTACCACCTATTAATCCACCGATAATCATACCACCAAGCAGATCTGAAGCTGATGCTCCACCGCCACCTGTGTTTCCATATATTGGAACCTCTACATCACGACATTGAGTTGTATAGACCTCGACAGGTTTGTGAACAGATTTTACATGGTCATAAACAACAACATCTCTAACTCTTTCTTTTGAGATAGCTGGTGTTGCAGCAACTACTAAAGCTGCCATTAATAAATTTTTCATGCTATTACCATTCCTTCCTATCATCTTCGTTTTCATAACCGTATTTATAAGCCTCAATTTCACCAACAGTCATGTTGTCTTTTTCTACTCTTTCTGACTGCATAGAATCACCAACATAGTAATGAGGATCATAATCACGCTGATAATATGCATCTGCAGAACCACGGTCCTGAGGTGAACCGTGACGGGGCAGCTCGTCAGTTACGATTTTATCGTCCATATATGGATTAGCTACAATTTGCATTTTATCTATCATCCATATTAAAAAACGAGATGTGAGGCTCATAGATTTTCTTGGCATCTGCCCAACCTATTTTTAACCCGATAATTGCTCCTATTGCTCCAGAGCAAATAATGATTCCGATTATTGATAGTAGTTCATTGTCAATCATTGTACGATCTCCATTCCAGTAAAACCTTCTTGTGTCCAGCCACGAGCGTCAGCATGCGCGCCTATGATATTATCATAATGACTATTAGGCCACAAGCCTGTTTTTAAACCATATGCTTTCATATCAGACTGCACCATAATAGATTGATCACCTTGAACTGGTGATGCCTCGATGCGATTAATTTCTTCTTCAGCAATATCAAAGCCATTACGAGTTTCTTGGATCCAGGGTTGCATTATGCTACTTCCTCCATGTTATAAACTAAATTAGCGGCTGACATTTCAGGTTTAAATCCAATTGCAACAAAACCATAGTTAGCCACAACCATTACATTACCTTCTACATCAACGATGATATCACCGACTGAAAGTGAAGACATACGTGAGAAACGTGTAATCGCTGACTCAGGGCCAATGTTACCGATTTCAAAGCAATGCTCAGGAGTTTCAGCACGAATGTCAGAAACATGAGTATAAAGGCCATCTGTAAGAGCTTTATCAGCAAAACCGCCAATGTTCTCACCGCTAAAATCAAAGCTCATCTCAGTTTTAGCTTCACGCTTAGCATTAGTTTCACCGGCATTGATAGCTTCGATGTCTGCATCTGAGTATTGAATTTGCCATACTGTAAAAATCATGTTCTTTTCTCCATTTGATATAACCATACTACACTATAATGAAGGCATTGTACACAGTTAATTGCGGTTCAAGCGCATTTTCTTTTCATTTGTTTTCAATGGCTTAGGTGATCTTTCATTTTTTGTTTTTGTCCAGCCACTTAAGTTTCCATTTGTAGTTAAATCATCACAAGGATCATCTGCACTATCTGCCATTTTTACCTCTTAAATCCTCTACAACATATTTTATTCTTGAAGGGTATTCGCCCATATATGTTCCAGCTCTGAGCATATCTAAAGTAATAAAGTCTTTATGCATATGTTCAATATCATCCCAAAATTCTAATCCCAGTTTTCCTAAGCGATCAAATATTTGATCGGAAAGTATAGGTCGGTCTTCTTCATAGTATGCGTATGCTGCCATAAGATACCATGGGATAATCATGTTTTTATTATCATCAATTAAATCTAAGCAATCTTTATCAAAAAGTTCATCGGCCATAGTAGGCCTCCGTTAGTTGTTTCTCTAATGCATGCGCTTCTATTTCGTGTGGCCTTTCATCATATGGTAGTGTATAATCCATCTCCTCATTATGAAGATACTGTTTTACATGAACTAATTCATGCAATAACGTTGTTATAATTTCAATTGTGGGAAGGGTTTTGTCAAAGCGAATCGTGAAGTCACGATCGTCTTCATACATGCAGTCGCCATATACTCCTTTATTGCGCATTGCAATAATATTTATATTAATATGCTTATAACGAGGAAATAAATTTTTCCTGCCAAATTCAATGACTTCGCATACTAACTCTTGGAGTTTATGGGACTTTACATTTTCAAATTCTACTAACATCATGAATAGATTCTACACTATTCACAGCGGTTTGTACACTAGTTTTTTGTTCGAACCTCAACATTTTCTGGTAGTGTTATTTTTAAATTTGCATGCTTATGATATAGAATAAACTGACGATCAGAAAACTCATTGAATATACCGAGCCATATAGGCCTCCAATTATTAATCAACCGGTTATTGTTGTTTTGACCTCTATCAGAATTTAATACTAAATCTGTAAAGCTTCTTACAGTAAAATCAAATATAGAGTCAAAGCCATATAAATGGATCTCTTCAGCTTTTAGTCTAGCTGCTGTGTAATGTGTCACAAAATGACCACAATTAAAATTTGTGTACATATTGCCATGATTGTCATTAGCATTTACTTTTGTATACGGCGGCAGAAGCGTATAAAATTCTTTTATCTTTGTGGCGTATCTCATGTAAAAATTAGGATTTTTATCACAATAAACTTTAGGTCTATAGCCGCAGACCCATTGACTAGGAAGTTCAACACTACCTTCATCTATAGCTTTACACATTTTAAAATCTACAACACCAGTAGCATAAACATTATTAATTTCAAAAGGTGGCAAATTGCAAGTCATCTTGATACCTTTTACCGGTTTATACATTGATGCCATATCACCATTGCCAATTATATGCGCAACTCTAGTCATTAATATTTCCTCTATAGTACGGCTTCATTAATCATTTTTCTTTTAATTTCTTCATTTCCGAGATGACCAGTCCAATGCATAATACTAATTTTAGACGGTGTAGACTCATCTACTAAATCTAATCTTAATGTATTATATTTTCTGGGAAGATCACTAATATGTATCATTCTTTTCATATCGCCTTTAACCAATTCATGTAAGACTTGTTGATCTCCTTCGATAGGTCTATATGATACAGCATTTGCCCATTCTTTTAATATATTAGGAACTCCAGTAAATGCCACTACACCACTATTATGCCACTTTTCACCACGCCGTTTACTCCAAGGTACATCTTCAGCCATAGTTAGTTTATTAGGCTCTACATAATTAAATAAATCTGATAGATCTTCTCGCACTTCACAATCAGTATCTAACCAACAAACATTAGTTGCAATTCTAGCTGCCGTCATCATAGCAAAAGGTTTTTTAAACCATCCTTTATCAGATGAATGTATTTTCTCAAATAGTTTTGGATTTGGATTTGACATTCCAAAATCATAAATTTTTAAAGCTGCGTCTGGATTATGCTTTTTAAAATTCTTTATAAACCATGGTAATTGCCATTCTGTATTGGAGTCACAACCAGTAATAAAAAGATTAGAGAATTTTGTAGTCGCCATGATAATTATGCTTTGCTAAGCATCCTTCTGTTTTTTGTATAGTCGTAAAGGTGTCTCGTGCTTCTACGGGCCATGGATAATACTCTTGTAGCCATGGAAATGTATCTATATTTAGAAAAACATCAGTTGGACGTGCATGCACTCTTGCTTGATCAATTAGCTTTTGAGCTCCTGATGGATTAACTCTATATGCATGAGCACCAGGAAAGTATCTTTTAGAAGTAAGAGGATTAGTAGATAACATACTAGGAGTATTAAATTTTCCGTATGATGGTCTTCCTAAGTTAATACATCCGTTAAAATTAATTACTGGTAGAAGATCTACAATTACTGCATCATGTTCAAAAATAGTTATTTCTTCTTGTATGTCTACACAATGTTTCCATAGCGACCAGTGGGAATGAAAGGCTGCCATACAATTATCAATTCTAGAATATTTTTCTTTAAATCCTTCTTCTTTTATACCAGCATTAAACAATAAAGAAGGCAATAATTCATTAGGAGTAGTAGCTTCCCATTGGTTTATAATAACATCAAATTTAGCACCAGACTCAATGCATCTTTCAGCGGCCTTAACAGATTCAAGTAATTGTGACATAGTTATAACATAATTCTTCATAGCGTAGTTGTACTCTTCAAGTTTTGTATATGTGTATAGAATGTGCGGGTAACACCCAACTTTAGAACTAATTGTCTGCACATAATTGCATCGTTAGGCCATAAACCAAATTCGTGCACTAAATTTATAAGTCTCGCAGCTCCAGCTGGTGTTACTATATATGCAGAATTTCCAGCTAGACCTTGAGGTATTTGTTGCTTATCTATCCATGGAATAAACTGATATTCGTTAGGATTATTAATAATACTTTGATAATATTCTCTAGATTTTCTTGTGCAACCTAAAGGGTTATTAATTCCTAAAATATTAAATTTAGTTGACTTTACATCAATATTTACTTTTTTAATAAAATAAGCATCATGCTCTAATATTAAATATGGTTCCTCGCCAGTAGCGCACTCAGACCAAAGAATATAATGACTTAACGCACAGCCAATTCTAGCTCCTGGAGTTTGAGTCTGATATGCTGATTT